CGCGGCGTTGTATTGAACTCCTGATGGTGATTTGCCGATGCCGTAAACCCTTAATGCCATGTCTTTTGATTTTGATTAAAACACTCTTGATTGTCTTGCTTTGGCCCTGTCAAGTACCAATACCAAATCTGTACCCCTGACTGTGAACTCTCCCTGCATAACGCCGCCCGATTGCCCCATGCCCTCAAGTAGTCGGTTTGTGCGCATATTGGATATGACCTGCGAACCACGCGGAATATTGACAAGTTCCGGGCCTTTCTCGCCAACAAGCGCCATACCACCGGGCGCAAAGGCAGTACCACGTGCAAATCCATTAACGCCAATCTTTGAAATCAGGTTTGTAAATAGCACACTCGCCACCGATCCGGCCGCTGCTCCGGCTGCAATGTTGAACGGGAAAGGCACAGATGTCAGCGCCTTTGATACGGCACTTGCTACGCCCTGCTGAATGTAGGAGCGTATTATTTTCAGTCCGGCTGATATTGCGGCCTGTGCGAGTTCGCGCATGGATGTTGCGCCTTCGGATGCGCTTTGAGCCATCGCATTGGCAATACCAAGCACGGTATTTTCAATCATCGTACCCTGCTCTGAAATCAGTTCAGCGGTGGTTGTAAATGCCTCTCCGAACTTCAGCGTGCCTTCTGTCAGCCCTTGCGTAATCTCTGAAATGCGCGTGTAGTAATCATCCAGCGGCTTTGTGTCAACCTGCGATATAACAGGCAGTATTCCTGCACCTTCACTTTGTACGCCCGTTGGCGTTGGTAGTGTCGGGATGGTCGGTATTGTGCCAAATTCACTATACAGCCCTTTCAGTTGCTCCTTAAGGTTTTCAACCTCCGCTGATGCGGGGCTAAATCCGGCATCAATCAGGCGCTTCAGTCCTTTCTCTATCGTCTCTGCCTGCTGTACAATATCCTCCGCACCAAGCGCATTCTGATAGTCCTTTTCAGCCTGAATATCTGCCTGTACTTCTTTGTAAACATCTTTCAGTCGGTTTGCCGCTGCAATGGCCGCTTCTGATGCCTGTGTTTTTTTGGCATTGGCCGCTGTCGCTGCATTTGCGGATTCCGTTTGCGCTGTTGTAGCGGCCTTGATGGCTACACGCTCCGCTGCATATCCGTCAACCAGCTTTGTAATGTCGGCAATCTGCTGTTCTGTTGCCTTTAACGCCTCTTGAGCCTTCAGGAATGCCGCTGCTGTATTGCCTCCGGCGTTCAAATCGCCGTCATTTCGATTGATGCCTACTCGCTCCCGTCTTGTTGCGTTATACTGTCTTTCAGCCTCTGCAAGCGCTTTGACCTGCGTTTCCCTCTGTTTATCAAGTTCAACAAGTTGCGCCTCCGCACCCTTCGCGCGTGCTGCCTTAATAATGCTTTGTGCGTATCCTTCATAAGCCTTTGCTGCTTCGCCAACTGCGGCTGTTTCAACCGTAAGCTGTCCAAAATATTGAGGATTGATTGACTTTAGTTCATTCAGCGCCTCTATTTTGTCCTCTCGCTTCGTGTTCTCATCTGTGAGTATCTTGATAAGGGACTCAACCTGTGCGCGCTCTCCGGCTGTTTCTGCCTTCGCCTGCGCTGTCAGGTCATTCACCATCTGCATGGACTTTTCCGCTGATGTCAGTTGGCGGTTAAATAGTCCGAACTCGTTTGCAAGTGCTGTGACGGCTACAATGATGCCTATGCCGATAAATGCCTGCATTGACAGGCTAAGCGCAAGGAATGCCGTTCTGACTTGTCCGGCCCACGTCACAAGCGCACCCATACCTTTGACCAGGCTACCCCATCCTGACACCACCAAAGAAGAAACCAACTGGATAGAACTTAATACTTTGGCTATTGGCCCGATTGCTATCAGGAACGCGCCGAAGTACGCAATGGCTGTTTTGGTAGCTGAATTGAGACTATCAAACGCGGCGGCTGCGTCCGTGATGAACTTTGCGAACTTTTCAAGCCCGCCCTTAATGTCAAACGCATCATTGATAGCAAGCCCGACCTTACCGAGCGCTATCTTCACAGCATCCATCGCGTTCTCAATGTTATTCTTAATGCCCGATTTGACACGTGGAAGTTCGGCTGCTGCTGCTGTGATTCCTTGAATAAACTCTTTAGCGCCCACATTCAACGCCCGCAATCCTTCAGCGCTTTGCGTTCCGAATGCCTTTTGCATCAACGTAGTGATGTTCGGCATATTTTCCGCAATAATGCTTAAGTCCTCCTGAAGTACGCGGCCTTTGGCAATCATCTGCGTGAACTGCTTTGTTACGCTGTCAAAGTTTTCAGCGCCAAAGCCCACAGATGCAACCGAGTTACCCAACTGTTTGATAATATCCCTTGCTTCACCTGCTGCGATACCTACGCCCTGCAATCGAATGGAAGCGCCCACTACTTGTTCAAGTCCCAGGCCCGGCCCTTCGGCAATCTTTGTAAGTTTCTCAAGTTCAGCGCCTGCTTTCTCCGCGCTCCCCAACTGCGACTGTAGAGCAAGGGTAAGGCTTTCCAAGTCTCCGGCCGCCTTGATGGCAGCGCCACCGAATAAACCAAGTGGAGCGGACAAAGACAGCGTTAAATCAGAGCCTATGCGGGATAGTTTTTCACCAGAGCGCCGAAGCGCCTTTTCGGTGGCTGCTAAAGTTTTTTCATCGAAAATTACGCCCAGCCTGACGTTTAGTGCTACTGCTTTAGATGCCATCTTTGTTTAATTTAGCCTCCATGTAACGGGCGTAAAGTTCGGGGTTGGTTTTTTTCAGGATTTCATCTGCATCGCGATCGAACTTGTCAAAGTCTTCACGCTCCTTGTCGTTCATCTGTGAGCGCGTTTTCAGGTGCGACTTGATCGGAGCATCCCAACTGAAAGGAAGTAAATCAGCAGGCTTCTTAATCTGCTTCTTTGAATCTACTGTCTTTGCCATGATGTAGGCAACAAAGCGCGTCTGCTCCCATCCGTTCTTAAACTGCTCAAAGTGCGCTTCTTGTCGGTACTTGAAATAGGCAGGTGTTGACAGGTAGAACTCTTCCTCATCCATGCCTATTTTAGCAGCCTGCCTCAACAAGTCATGCCAATCAATCCTTACGCCCGTTTCTGCTTTGTCGGCTTCGCCGGGCTGTTCGCGTTTCCCGCGTCCGTCTGTGGGAATGAATCCTGAAACATCTGCATCATTTCAGCGATGGATTCATTATCCAGCCAATCCGCAAGGTCATCCTCCGTGAAGTCGGGCAGTTTTTGAAATTGCCTGTAACCGCACGTGATGCCCGCATAGATCAGGTCTGCCACCACCGACAAGCGGGGCGCTCCACCGGACATCGTTTGAAAGTCCTCTATAGCAGATCGCCCCGTTTTGCGTTCGTATTGAATCAAAGCACCCATGCCAAATTTGACAGGGTGCATTTTGCCGTTTAACTTGATTTGCGACATTGTTAGTGATGATTGATGTGATGGATTATTAGATAGTGGCCTGCGTCAAAGCGCCTGTTCCCTGGAACTCCGCAGAGAATGTGACGGCTTCATCATTGCCGGATGATTGAATCTGTAGGGATGATACATAGCCGCTTCCGCTGTACTTCGCATCGCCTGTTGTGCCTGTTTGAAACACAAGCGCAACTGATGTCTGATTTGTCCATGCGGTAAACAGTTCCTCAACGCCGTTGGTGGCTGCAAAGTCCACGTTTCCGGTTACGGATGCTGTCCATGACTTTGCACCTGGCAGAAATTCAGAAACCGCGCTGCTGTCTTTGCAGGTGGTTTCAAACATATTGGTTGAAGTTGAGATGGAAGCGTCCACCTGACAGGTAATTGCAGCGGGCGTGCCTCCGGTGTACAGCTTCATGTTTTTTGCTAATACTGTAGCCATTGTTAGTCGTTGTTTTTGTTGTTGAAGATGCGCCGCGCCTGTTGCTTTGGCGTTGTGTCGTTTGTATTCAAGTCAGCCTCAATGGATGCAATGAATTGCGGCGTGGCTGTGATTGTCATATTTTCAGCGAGTGGAACACACAGATTTTCCACCTGTGCGCCGAGCGGATATTTACGCGCCCGTGTGTCATCAGGCACTTGCTTTGCCGTTCCATTGGTCAGGAGCGGCTGTGCGTCACCCGGTGCCACATCAAGCACCGTACCTGCTCCCCAATTTTCGTAATCTTTCAGAAGTTGTATCTTCATGGTGTTGTCTTTTTATTCCCTGCCCTTTGCGCGGGCGTAAAGTTTGTACCAAGGCGCTGTTCCCCGCGAAACGCTTGATGTATTCTTTGATTCACGATTCACGGTGTCAATCTTTGATCCGATTATCTGCAGGATGGCGTTTTGCGCAACTGGTCCTGCCGCTGCTATTGCGGCCTCTACAAATCGTTTTCCGGCTCTTGTTTTTCCGTTGGTCATTGTAACACCATTGTTTACAAAGTGCGCATAATAACCGTCAATTCGCTTTCCCCCGAGCAATGGCCCTACCATTACACCCAATCTGATTCTACGCAATTTTGAAAGGCTTCTGAATGACTTTTGCAGGTTGCCAGGCCTGTATGTAGCGACAATCACTCCGCTGCCTTTTCTTGCTCTTGTTCCTTTTTTGCCCACTCTCCTGTATCGGCTGTGCGACTTTGAAGATACGGGCGTTCTCGCTTTGATGGCAGAGGCTAATAGGTCAGCCGGGCCTTTAAGGTCGTTATTAACGTCCTTTTTCATTTGGGCTGTCAGCAATTGCAGTCCGCGTATTACATCGTTTATTTCAACTCCTAATTGATAACTCATGTTAATTAGCAGTTATGAACTGATAAACAGATGTGCGTGAAACAAACAGGACATCCTCATCCATGCCA